CTATTTATAAGGTGCGTAGGCAGTCTTGCCGTTAACCTTAAGTGCTCTCAACACTTGCTTTCTATTTTTACCTGCGTTATAAGAAACATGAACCCAGTCTGGAGCATCTTTTGTTCCAAACTCAAAAATCAACTGGTCGAAATCTAAAGTGTCTTTGATAAAATCAAATATTTCTTTATTGGTTGCATTAGTCATACCATCCATATCAATATCTGCCGCTTTAGCCTCACAATGTTGTGAATTTAAGCTACCTCCAATGTAATGGTTCAGAGCCTTAGACCTATATCCAGATGAGATATTTATAGGGCCAAACTTCATTCTGATTGGCTCTAATACTTTCTCACAAAGAACAATAAGGTTCTTTAAATGCTCTGGAGTTGGTTCGTTAGATACTCCATGTCTTTTTGCTGACTCACTGCGAGTAAACTCTGCTAATGAAAAATGTGCTGTTAATTTCATCTTAAATCATTTGATTTACAAAATATGCTAATGCTGACAACCAAAATAGGAAGCCAATGGTTAATATTATCTTTTCGCTTTTAGGCATCTTTCTTAAATATTTTTTCTATTGAGGTTAATCCTAAACAACCGAATGCTAACAAAGCTACTGATTCTACAAGTATTGCACTTGGAGCAGTATGCTCTTCACTAAAACTGTTGTGATACATAGTAACACATAATGCGATAACACATAGCAATCCACATAAACGCTTCATGCTAAATCTACCGCTATCTTCTTGGAAAAACTGTTTCATATTATAATTGACTAAATTGGAAAATGACTAAGAATATTAAGATTATTTTTTGCCAAGCATGGTATTTATCCATCTTGTCAAGTTCTTTTTCTCTATTACGATATGTTTCGAGATTAGCTTCGTAACGATACTTGTAATTTTCAAGCGTACTAACTTTATAGCTGTAGATAGTGAAAATAGAATCATGTTTTATTGTTTTAGATTTTAATGAGTCCTTATAAGCGATTATTGTATCGTTATAGGACTTATATAGTTTGTTGATGGTATCTGCTTGACCGATGGTCATTATAACTACAGAATCACCCTTAATCTTTTTTGTAGTGGGATATTGCGAGTAGCTTGAAACTGACAGCAGTATCATTGCTAACACTATCCAAAGTCTGCTTAACTTCATTTAGTTCGGTTTTTAGTGTGCTAATTTCTAGCTTAATCTCAGCAAACTTGCTAACGGTTGACGTTACTATTGCTTCTTTAGCCTCATCTGCTTTTATCTGAACAGCTTTATTTTTAGTCAATGTGCTGTTAAAGTCATTCATAAACAGTTGAAACTCTTTATCTTCAGCAACCTTATTATCTTCTTTCTTAGCTGTAACATTGATGCTTGTAGCTGTTATTGTAAGAAACCCTAAAATTAAAAGGATTGATTTCATGGCCTATTATTTAACAGATGATTTAATAGCACCCATTGCATCAAGAGTCTCTAACTTAGTAGTTGTTGAACTTAGGGCTGTCTTACACTCAATTAACGCTTGTGTCTTTAAGCTATCTTTATACTCAAGATTAGTAATCCTTGCGTCTTGAGAGTCGATTTGATTGTTGAAATTGCCTCTAATGTCTACATAAAGGACAGTTATACCGATGATAACTAAAAACATAGTACCCTTAATCGGGTCTTTACTAAATTGGGAGAAACTAATCGGAAGAGGATTAGCACTTACGTTAACGTCTTTCTTTGGAGCCATGTTACTTTTTACCTATTTTAAAATACAAGCTACCAGAGTAACTCATATTGTTATTTTTATTAATATTAAGATTAAGGCCTATTAGAGCCTTATTTTTGGCACTTAGCATCAAACCAGGACTTAGTACTTCTAAGCCATTAGATGGGCTAAAATCGCCTCTTATGCCGTAAAAAAGCCTATACTTAGCTTTCTCTGCATAAAACTCCTTAACATAGATGGTTTTTTCGGTAATCTTGGACTCAAAAGACCTCGATTTGATACTATTTTGGCTGATGGTATCATTAATCACAAAGATATTAGAATCTTGTTTAATAGTGTCAGAATAAGCCCTGCTTAGGTTATAATCGTACATGATAAAAGCTGTGTCATGAATAGTGGTCGTATCAACATCTATAATGACAAAAGGAATAGAATCTCCCTTTATGTACGTTTTTCTGTACGTTTTTAAGTACACAGTATCATGTATCTCCTTAATCTTATTATAGTTGCTCATATCGGTAAAGTCAGCCTTTTTATAAGACTTATGACATGATTCATAGGCAAATACGCCTAAGAAAAAGAACCCAATGATAAGTATATAGTCTCTAAGATGTTGCATATTATACGAAGTCGTAAGGGCCAGTGCCTTGTAATGTTACAGAATAAGTGCCAGGAGATTCTAATGGGCCACTAATTGATATAGAAGTAATATAACAATCAGCATTTATTGTAATATTACCGCCACCGTTTAAGATTTGAAACTTAACATTTACCAATGTTCTGTTCTTTTGTAAGCCTAAAAGTGTATAATAGTTAACATTATCCATTGTTATAAAGCCATCTGCAGTAATCTCGAAAGAAGTAGATGTAGGCAATATCTGAGTATAAGTACCAGTTGGCATAGTTGTTACATCTATAAACTCAGTACTAACAGACATTGAGCAGTTTGTAGAAGCACCAAAAACATTCGTTGATGCTGTTGAGTTGCGGTAAAGAACCATATTAGAACCAGAAGTAATCGGCATTTTATATTATTATTTATTTGTGTTTAAATATATGTTTCTAACAATGTTGGTGCTTATTGGATAGTTTATAGCAAACATATTTACGTCTTGAGTTCCTCTTCTTAAATCCCATTTAAAAGATGTTAGTACATAAGTTTTACCAGTAACACCAGTTGCATAAGAATAAAAAAACTTAGAAAGTAAATCATAGCCTATGCTTTTAAAGTTGCCACTTATATTTAATTGATTGTATAACTCATCAACTCCCACATCTTCTGAAACAAGTTCAAATATAGTAGCTGTTGTTCCAGAGCCATTTCTTTGCCATTGATTTAGTACAGCACTTCTACCATCTGTTAACCAAGCACTAATAAACCTTGAAGCAGCCACGTTGTCGCCATTGTTAAATGTAATATTGCTCGGTATAGTAACAAATAGATTTTGGTCACCAAAAATGGTAATATCATCATAAGTCTCACTATCCTTGTTAAATAAACTGTCTTTAGCAGCTTCATTTACTTGTGCTGTAAAATTCTGAACGCTTGAGTTTACGCCATAGTATTGAATCCTAAAATAACCAACATAGGTAAATAAGCCAGGAATTGTGGCACCAACGTAATATGGTTGATATATCCTAACATACAATTTACCATCTACTGGTATATAAGCATATTTAGTTGTAGAACCAGTAAATGATGTATGGTCAAGAATATAATCTGTATCTTGGAATGAACCAGTAGGAGTCCAATAATAAGTAGGCAATGCAGTGTCAGTAGGAACTAAAACTACTCTTGCAGATTCAGCAAATAAACCATTTGTATTAATATCTGAGAATACAGAAATAATATCACCAGCACTACATGAATAGGCTTGAGATTCAATACTTGTACCAGAGCCTAATCCAATAGTTTGACTTGTGTAAAATCTTGCTTGGTTAGATGTACCATTTCTTTGGTATGTTAAACTGCCAGTCCAAGCATCTACACTTGTAGTTGATGCCCATGAGCTAAAATCTCCATTAAGCACACATTGTATAACATTCTGTAATTTACTATTAGTAGTATATGACTTATTTCCTTTAGATAAAGAAACTTGTAAAGACTTACCAATCTGTATAAAATTATCAGAATCATCTATAGTTACAGTAGTGTCAGTTTCAGTAAAAGTAGATTGATATGTACCAGAACTATTATACTTAAAATAATCTCTTGTTGTATTTCTTGTTTTAGAACCATAAGAAGTTAAATAATACTCACCATTCTTTTGATGACAAATAAAACCAAACTTTCTACATAGTCCATGTAATACTGTGTACCAAGTAATATAATTACCAGCACTCTCTATAAATGCGTTCTTTTGAACAAACATATTTTCAAGTTCTCTATCTGCAATCCCAGTATTTTTATAATACCAGTTAACGTTATAGTTTAATCCTAAAGCATTAGAAGCAAAAGCATTAGTTAAAATATCCTTAAATGAATATGTTTCAGAAGCATTAAAACCAATTACAAAAGTACTATCGTAGTATATCTTCTTTTCTTTAAGATTAGCTAATCCATCGTTAAAAACCATTGAGAACTCTTTAATAGACACTGGACTATAAATAATCTGCTCAACTGGTACATATAAACCAACAAATAAAGTTGTCCATGATGCAGGAGCTGCACCAGATACAGATACACCAGTTTCTACAATTAGCTTGAAATCATTATCATCTGCATTAAAGAACTCTTCTACATCAAAGTTGCTATCAGCAATAGCATTTATAGTAGCTTTTTTAGATATGATTGGGTTAAATGATTTACCCTCACTGTCTATTGTCTCTATGATAACTGGATTCCCAGTACCTACGAGTGCATAGCTACTGCCTCCATATCCATCTTTATAGATAGATGCTCTATATTGAGTCTTGTTTGTACTTGTTGGGTTAACAAATACGTTATCGAAAGTTAATTGATATTTTAGTCCGTATGCCATTAGTAAGTGCTTTGGTTGTTTCTACTTGCTTTGTTCATCAAAATTAATAAATCATTACCACTTATTCTTGCCTCAAGTGTTCCACCACCACCTCCAATTAGAGATTTTAACTTATCTAAAGGAGCTACAACCTCTGGATTAGAAGATGCACCAGGATATTCACCCATAAGACCCATAGTAGGCCCAGATACAATACCACCATTTGCAAATGCCGTAGGACTGCTATTTTTATCTTGTGATAATTTTGATTTTAAGAATGAACCAGCAGCTACAAGTCCTGCTCCAGCAATAACAGCTAAAAGAGGATTCGCCTTAGCAAACTTAAATGCTGTAATTGCAACACCGTAAGCAATCAATGCCTTACCAATAGCTATAGCACCATCTGCAATCATTTCTGCAAAACCACCAAAAACATCTACTTTTTCTCCTGCTATTGCCTTACCTACATTCTCAGCAAACTTTGCAATAGAATCTCTTACTAAATTTGTTAATATTCCATTAATAGCATTAGAAGTTTCTTGCCAAGTAACAGTATAGTCTTTTACTCTATCCTTCGAACCCTCAATAGCACCATCAACTCTTTTTATTGCATCATCAATTTTATCAAATTGCTCTGCAGTATATCCACCTATAGAAGCTAAATCGTATAAGCCATTTTTATAATCTTCTAATATCTTTATTCTATCAGCAGCATTAGCGTTACCAGATAAATTTGCAATTTTCATTGCAACATCTGATTGTATCTTTAGTGAATCTAATGAATTTTGTAATTCTATATTATCAATAATTTCAGCATCCCTTGCAATCTTTTCAGCCGTTTTTCTTGCTTCTTCAATTTCTTTATTATTATAATAAGTAGCAATATTATCCATTTCTGCCCTATATGCAGCATAATATGTTGTAGAGTCGGTATAACCAGCTGCCCTCATTATTTCTAAGTTATTTGCTAACTTAATACCAGCTTCGTATTCTTTTTTATCTCTTTCATTTAAAGTTTCAATATATGCTTTTATTTCTGCTTGATTAGCATTTTGAATAGCTTTTAATCTTTCTTTTGCTATTTGTTCGGCAGTCTTGCCACCTTTAGGAGCATTAGTATTTAAACCTGCAGACATACCAGTTCTAAAATCAACTGAATTTTGCAGTAAAGACATTGAGTTTTGTAAACTTTCATTTGAAGTTTCTAAACTTTTATTAGCTTTTTCTAATTTCTGTATTTCAATTAATGCTTGAGTATATGGAGAAGCTAACTTTTTTGCACCAGCACCAAAACCACCACTGACATATTGAGACTCTTTGCTTAATATAACTAATGAATTTTTTAAATTAGTTATTGCTAATTCATTTTTCTCAATTG